GCTGGTAAAAGAAAAGTTGACGTTATTAATTGTTTGAGTTGCTTCTGATTGTGGTGTTGGATTGATATAACCATTCGTATCATTACTTTTTATATTGTTCCCACTGGCTGAATATGTGTAACCTGTCCTGTATTGATGGCTTGTGATCGTTTCATTAATAATACTTTGCGAGGTAGAATTTGTTGTCTGTGATCCCGTACGAAATGTAGGCACGACAGGATTTGCAAGGGTTCTTGCTGGTATTAATATTATTATTAGCAAAAACCATTTAGTCAATGGTGATCGTTACAGTTGTTTGTCCAATACAGCTAGTACCACTACCTCCTGCTGTGCAAGTATGCACTCCGCTAGATAAACTCGTCATACCGAGAGATCCTGCTGTACCTCCGCTTCCTATTGTTGTTTGCCCTCCAAGATGAGGTAATGCAGAGATACCTGATGATGGTGTTATAGCAGATGGTGTAGCATCTCCCATAGTTACTGATTCTGTAAGAGAAAAAGCTGATCCTGCACTTGTAATTGCCTTGTCAGTTTGAATCAAAGCTGGAACTCCATCAGTTAACGATCCAACATTCAATCCACCAATAGCTCCAGAGGTTGTAGATCCTCCAGATGTCACGCTAGGAGTAATATTGTTACCTGATAATGAATAAGTTGTTCCAAGCTTATTTGTAACGCTATATGGCATATCTACAGTGATCTGTGCAGATGTTGTGAACTTTTGAGTTATGTCTGCGTAAGAAGCAGGACTAAAAGCTAAAAGTAAAAGTGGGATTAATTTTTTCATTTTTTGTCCTCTTTTTTGTCAACAACTTCCGCACCAAGTATCTTGATCGGAGTTTCTATTCTAATAGTTTGAAAGCTACCTGATTGTGTAGCTAGTAACTGTTCTACTTCTTTCTTATTCAATGGTTTCTCGTCAGGTTTATATGTTCCATCACCACGTTTCTTTGCACCTTCCAAACCAAATGATGCCAATGCTCCCGTCAGCAAACTGGCAGGGAATGTTATATCCTTTGGTTCGGTACTATAACCTGGGATCGTTATGTAATTAAGGGAAACTATGAAACCACTCCAGCCGACAACCACCAAACGAACCACAACTGAAATAAATGCAAGCTGTTCTTCCTTGTCCTCAATAGTTTCTTTCAGTTTTTTTAGTGGCCCTTTTTTAGTTTCTTCTGTCATAAATTACATTTATTAGCAATAATAGACATAAATATACTTTTAAGCAAATGACAGAGGTTCAAGCAGCTTTAATTGGTGCAGGGATTACCGCTTTTGTTATGGTTTTATCTAACATGAGCAATCGTAGAGAAAAAACTATTATTGATATTTACAATAGATTAAATAAATTAAGTCAAGCGGTCAGTAGGTTAGAAGGCAAGATTCAATAATGTTTGGTATGTTTGAAAAAGAACACAAAACATTATGTCAAAGTTTCTTATCGGATTGTTTATCAAATTTGGTAAAAGTGAATCTTTACGCGGAGCAGTATTGTTATTGCTTAAAGACGCTTCATCTAAAACTGATAATGATATAGACGATGCAATAGTCAAGATGATTGAAGAAAAGCTCTTCCCGGTAAAATGAGCAACGATACTTTTTTCAACATAGACTTTGAAAACCCTTCACCAGAGTTAGAATTGTCTGTTGAAATGAGATGCAGGGAAGTAATGAATAGTGATGATTTTGATAATGTGAAAAGATATTGTACTCATCTCATAAGACAACAGATGAGACAAGATTTGTTTTTAACGGGGATGTTAGGACGCTTGGCAGAATTAGAAGCGTTAATAGCAATAAAAGAAATTAGACAGGAAAAATTTAAAAGAAAGAAAACTATTGGTCGTCAGATAAAGAAGATCTTTCGTATTCCCTAATCTCTTTAATACTGAAATCTTTTACCTGTAGTTTTGGTATCTTATTGATTTCGTAGTTATGTTTAACAATAGCAGTCCTTATATGGTCATTGACCCAATCCCCATCATTGATTGTTAGGTCTGCTCTTGAATCGTTAGTAATATGAACTTTATGTTCTACACCACGAAGTTCAATATCAAGTAATAATCTTACTAAATTTTTTCTTCTGATCTCTTTTAACTTTTCAAGTTTTTTATATGAAGATCTTTCATCTCTTTTCATCTTTCATAATTAGGAGGAGGAGGTGTGAGCCAATGACGCACACCATTAATAATTTTAAATCTAACTTTTAAATTAGGATCTTCAACAAAATATCTTGAAAGTTTTGTTTCGTTAGAAGGGTATTTCATCAATGTCAGGTTGCTGATTTTCTATTTTCTGCGGATTAATGTTACCAAACAAACCATATTGTCCGTCAATACCTTTTGCGTTTATGTAAATACATTGAGTTTTAACTTTCTCTTTTTTCTTAAAGTCGTAAACTTCTCCCTGTTTTTGTTTGCTGTAAGACAAAGCTTTTAAATGATCTATAAATTCATTCAAAGACTCAACAGGAATACATAAGCTTAGTACTTTGCTGTCATCATCATCATCAAATCTGTTATCTCCAATAGACCATTTGATAGGAAGTTTTAGTGCTGGATTAAAGTCAGGCATTGTTAAAATAGGATTTAAGTAAATTGTTAAAAAATTGATTAGTAGTGATATTGTTCATTTGACAATAATCTCTAATCTTT